GGAGCATCGGCCTGACCCTGAATCTGTGAAGAAGTCTTCTGACCATACACAGGTACGTTTACAATGTTAGGCGGAGTACCCATAGAAGGAAACTCTCTAACATTCAAAATACGAGTGTATTCGCCAGGTGTAGCAGTTACAGCGTCACCATTTGCCAACTCGACAGCAAACAGAGCTTTCCAAGCCGCTTCATCGGCAGGCTCACCTGCCCACGTTTCACGACAAATAGAAAGATCGGAGTAAAGGCCTGCGCCGATCGAACCAATATGAGCCATTATTGAACCTCGAAATAGTTAAATGGAATTGTGTAAGTGTACCAATAAAGTGTGGGATTATCTTTATCTCTACCGTTTGGCTTAAGTGAACTACCCATGAATTGTACAGAAATTCCTTGTGTAGTACTAAGTGTCTTTCCGGAGAGATATGAATCCAATTGATCTGCTATAGTAATAGATCTCTTAGGACCTATCCCTACTTTTGTAAATATATCTATTATTAAAACACCAGTTTTTGCATTGATGTTTGTTAGGTTTCCACTCGGTATGATCGATACTCTAATAAACTCACCATCTGAATTAACATTGACAAGATTATTAGGAAGTGTTTTGATCGATTCAGCTTTCCATGCATCAGTATTGAACACAGAGAATATATTATTCTCAATGTTAAGATATTGACCCATAACAACCACCTCACTTATGAATTTCGACGATTGTTACAAATCGGTCAGAATGAATAAGCGGACCAAACTTCCAACTAATACCCTGATACAGAAGAGAAGACCAGTCATTAATATCACCGACTTCAGCGGTTTTTAATAATGCCATCTTCTTATCGTCTTTCATTTCAGAAGCCTTCGTCGACACTTCTGTAATGATCATCTGAGTAGTAATTTTAGTTTGTTTAGAATGTGTTACTTCCCCTTCTGAGAAGTCAAAATCAGTTGAATTTTCATTTGTTATAATAACATCATCCGCTAAGTCACCTACCAGGTTAAATGCCTTGACAACATTACGACCAATTAGATTCTTATATGACATTAATTAGCCCTCCACCAAACATTACGTCCTCCATTAAATAATAGAGGGCGAATGAGATTTCGAACAACTAATGGAATCGTGGCCGGTTCTGTTTTAATATCAAGTTGAATAGAAGAAATCTGTAAGCGTGTTACAGTCCCAGTATTATCTAGTAGCCCATCATTATTCAAGAAATGATAAGCTAATTCGCAAGTTGCATTGATAATTCTAGGAGGAACAATAGTAGAATCCAGATTCGTTCTATAACCTAGTCTTGGATCAAAATATTCACCTAACCGTGGAAAAACTAAATCCTGAGTGTCACTTACGGCAGTACCAACCCAACGGAACGTCTCGAAGTAACCTGAAGCAGTTATTAATGCTTGTTCTTTGAGAGCATCAGTTGCCGAGGTCCAAGCCGCGACATCTAATCTATCCTCAAAATAAGCATCAGCTTCTGCTTGAGTAACATACGAATTAGTGCCCTTTGTGAGTGCCATAAGTGTACTCCCTATTACGTATGGAAAATAGGAAGAATACCTAAGCTTAATGCAGAGGTGAACTTACGATTCCAAACACCAACCGAGTTGTCTGCACCAGTCGTAGCAGTAATGTCAGCAAGCGCAGTCAGAGTGCTGCTCTCCATCACGGACCAGTAATTAGCATCACTCGGGAAGGCGTTCTCAGGTCCAACCCAATCATAGCCAGCAGGCGCGTAGACGTAGCCCCAACGATACCAGATATCGGTGCGACCGCCACCCTTGTACTTGTTGGCATCACGATAGATTTCAACCGGATCAGGAACCATTAACGGACGCTGAGCGATAGCACCAGGCAGTACTAAGAAAGAAGTCTTAGGCCCAACGATATCAACACCAGAACCATCGTTAATGAGTGCAGTTTCAGCAGCACTAAAGCGCTGAGAGGCACGCGTTCTAATCAAGCGGAACTTACCGTCAAAGATAGTTGGAAAGTCAATATTACCTTCAGTGACTTTAGTCTGATCAACAAGATTTGCCGATCGGAAAGAAGCCATTACTTCAGGCGACGTGACCAGATAAGCATAATCTGGCTCGTAGTCCTTAAATGCCATACCAAAAGCATTCAGGAAACCCTCAGCACGCTGTGCGCCCTGTTCCATGGATGCCTTGGTATTATCGAAGGTCTTGATAATAGTATCAGTACCTAGATCAACATAGAAACCATACTTCTTATCAGTAGGATCATTATCGAAAGTCTGACCACCTAAGCCAGTACCTCCGCCAGCCACACCAGCACCATTAAGTGCTTCAGAGACTGCTACACCCTTGAGGACAGAAAGCAAGGAATCATGCTCATCCTGGGCACGAGTTTCAGCAAAGTCTCGTGCAACTTTGGCCAGGCCGTCCTGCTGAGTAACAACCTGCTTCATGTTGACCTTTTCCGCACCGTGCGTACGAACAGTCTTGATATACTTCAGGAAGTCCGAAGTATAAGAAGTCTTAGTACCATCAGTATCATCAGTCAAAGAAGCAACATTGATAGTCGGGTTTAACGGCTTGAACCATCTCATCTGACCGACAAACGTCTCAGTGTTTGTATCGATCTGAGGATTATCACCAACGATGCCCGTTCCAGTCAGCTTCTTAGCATTAGTATACGCTTCATCGGTATACGCTGCGAGAGCCTCCTGAAGGACATAGTTGTCGGCACCCGTCAAAGGGTTGCCAACCGGATCATAAACAGACATATATTATTGTATCCTTTAGTTTTGCTGCTGGTGAGGAAGTTTACCTGCAGCAGCAAGTTTTAAGACCTCGTCTTGCGACTTAGAAAACAAAGATTCATTATCTTTAGCCGTAGACGTTACTTGAGTACTGACATCAGGAGTGGTTCTCCCACTACCTGTCGAACGCTGAACTTTAAATAAGAAAGAATTAGTATTGTCCTCTGCAAAAGCAGAAACATATTCCTGGATAGATTGTCCAGAACGATGCACCCAGACACCGCTTTCAGTTTTGACCAACTGATCTACAATATCACGACGAGCCATTTCATAAGACTTGTCATTTTTGAATTCTAGAGCAGATAGTGCTGCGCGAACATCATTATCTCTAGTAAGCTCAACATTCTGCGAAATAAGAGTCTTATTCTCTTTCGCGAGCTGTTCGAGCTTCTTCTCGTAAGCTGCTTTATGATTCCCCTCTTCTTCGAGACGTTGAATCTCAGCTAAACGCTTTTCTTCCTTAATCTTTTCAGCTTCCTCTACCGCCTTATCTCGTAACTGGTAAGCTTTATCAATATTTTCTTTCATAGGCTTAAGTTGCTTTGCTACTTCTTCCTGAAGACGTTTCTGAAAAAGATCATCTTCAGGATCCAACTTAGGAGGATCTTCAGTAACAACTGGTTCTTCAATTACCGGTTCGTTAACGGGATTGGGGTTAGGATTCGGATCTGCCATTTTATCACCTTTGAGTACAACTCATGAATAAAGGATACAATCCTTTTATTCAGTTTTGAATGCAAAATCAAAAGATATTACATATCATTAAGTTATCGGCATTAACTAGCCGACACCATACCAACTGTAGTCTTCACTGAAATCTAATGGAACCTTTTCAAGGATATCGTCTTTAGTTAAGACATCTTCTGGCTTTACTAATTTTCCGTTTATTCTGGATTTGCCCGGAACGGGTATCAATCCAGTTTTAATTGCACGCTCCAAATAAGCCTTATGTAAATGAGAAGGCAATCCTCTTGCTTTCATTTCTTTTAACACTTCTTCAATGATATTTATATCAAGTGTCTTGCCATAAAGCTTACGTAATGCATGTCTAGCAGGGATCATATCTGCAATATTAGTAAAGAATGCATCGTGAACAGTAGAGGTTCCTATTTTGTTTTCTCTACCCCATAGATGAAAATTCTTTACCAACGTTGCATCGTTAGAATGGTTGCCATTAACTGCAAAAGCCGTACGTGCTTTAGTTATATTCGCAATATCATTAATCTTACCATCCTTATTAATGACCTGTTCCCACCAAGTAGCCTCTGTCTTTTGAGGCACTTGTAAAATATTAGTAGACCAATTGCCAAACTTATCCTTATAAATGAGACGTTCATTAAATGTTTGAGTGAAGTTTTGTTCAAGAACTTTTCCATCAAAATTAACCCAGGGAACATTAGTCCAACTTTTGGGTAATTTATTCGCATAGAATAGCTCTACTTCGCTTACTGTCTTCAACTGAAGTAATTCAAGTTTGAGATATTTCGCACCAGTACGTCTTGTACCGGGCTTCTTGACACCATAGATAACCTCATCTAAGGTATCTCCTGGTTTGTAAAAACCAAATTTCTTTAAAGCTTTTTCCGAAACAGG